AGTATGCCGAGTACGACCGGAACAACAAGCAATAAAACACTTTCTTTTTCCCCATGAAGACTGCATAATGTCTTCAATCGCTGTAAGGAGCGGGATATGAACGACGAACTTTTTAAGAAATCTGCTGCAAGTGGCCGCGAGAACCGCAACGAGGGTCTCAGGCAACAAGACGGGAACCGCGAGAGCCGCAAGATGGCCGATAGGGCCGTTACGGAAAATCGTGCGATCTCTGATGACGAGCGGGTTGCTATGTTCCGTCAACAGTTCTTTCAGTCCTCTCTACCGGACTTGCCTCAAATGCCCGGCTGGCACTGTTGCTGGCTTACTACGACTAATCCTCGTGATTCCATCCAGACGCGCATTCGTCTGGGCTACGAGCCCGTCAAGCCAGAAGACGTTCCTGGCTGGGAATATGCCACCCTCAAGACTGGGGACTGGCAGGGCTTCATCGGGGTTAATGAGATGCTGGCCTTTAAGCTTCCGATGTCCTTGTACGAAAAGTACATGACTGAGGCGCACCACGATGCGCCTATGCGGGAAGAGGAAAAACTCACGGATACTGCAGAGTTCCTTGAGCAGCAGGCCAAGTCCTCAAAGTCGCGGTTGACCATGGGTGATGGCAATATGGAGATTGGGCAGCGCCGGGAGGCGATCTTTGATCTCTCCTGATCACCCTCTTTAACCAATAGGAGCTACTATGTCCTCGACTAGCGCACCTTTTGGCTTTCGAGCCTCTTACCACAACAGTGGTCAGATTCGACCGAAGGCCTACACCATCGCGAGCACCTATGCCGCGAACATCTTCTCCGGTGATCCGGTGAAGCTGACCGACAACGGCGTTATCCAGCTCGGAACCTCTGACGGCACCCGCTCGGGCACCGTTGACGGCATCTCCCTGCTGGGCATCTTCGCTGGCTGCCAGTATCTTGATTCTTCTGGCAAGCCGACGATCAGCCCCTTCTGGCCGTCGGGCGCTACAGGCACTGAGATCGTTGCTTGGGTCTACGATGACCCGGAGACGCTCTTTGATGTCCAGTACAACAACCCCGGCACGCCTGGCACCACGACGGTTCAGACCGCTGTGGGCGAAGAATGCGACTGGACTGTTGCTTCTCCCGGTGGTTCGACTGCTACGGGTCTTTCGAACACCCTACTGACCGCGATTCAGGCGACCTCTGGCCAGTTCCAGATCACCGGCTTTGCGTACAACATCAATGACTCGCTCACCGACGCTTATGTAGTGGCAACTGTTCGTATCAACGAGCATCACTACAAAGCGGCTGTCAACTCTGTTTAAGGGAGGCTTAAACTATGGCTACTCCTATGCGTAGTACTGACTTCCGGTCAGTTGTTGAGCCCATCCTGAACGAAGTTTTCGATGGTGTTTATGATCAGCGTGCTGACGAATGGAAGATGGTCTTCCGTGAGCAGAAGGGCATTCCGCGCAACTACCATGAAGAGCCCGTGCTCTATGGTTTTGGCGCAGCGCCTGAGTTGCCCGACGGTATGGCTGTCAGCTATCAGTCCGGCGGCGTGCTGTTCCTGCAGCGTTACCTCTACAAGGTCTACGGTCTTGCGTTCTCGCTGACCAAGGTCCTCGTGGAAGACGGCGATCACATTCGTATCGGCCAGACCTATGCCAAGCACTTGGCTCAGTCTCTGATCGAGACGAAAGAGACGCTCTCGGCGAACGTGCTTAACCGTGCGTTTAACTCTGCGTACACGGGCGGTGACGGTGTTTCTCTTATCAACGCCAACCACCCGATCGTCAACGGTGTGTTCAGCAATGTGCTCACCACACCGGCTGCATTGTCGCAGACATCGCTTGAGCAGATGCTCATCCAGATCCGCAACGCTGTTGACAACAACGGCAAGCGTATCCGTCTGACGCCGACGCAGATCGTCACTGGTCCGTCGAACGTGTTCCAAGCTGAGGTGCTCCTGAAGAGCGTTCTCCGCACTGGCACCGCCGACAACGACATCAACCCCGTCAAGTCGATGGGTCTGCTGTCGAAGGGCCAAGCCAACCTTTCTCGTATCACGTCGTCCACCGCTTGGTGGGTGCAGACGGATGCGCCGGAAGGTCTCAAGCTGTTGATGCGTCGCGGCCTCGACAAGTCCATGGAAGGCGATTTCGAAACCGACTCCATGCGCTACAAGGCTACCGAGCGTTACACGGTTGGCTGGACCGATCCGCGCGGCCTGTACGGCACTGCTGGCGTCTAACCTGATAACCCTGCTCGACTCACCCCTTCCGAGTCGAGCAGGAAACTACCGGGCTTCCCGGTGCAACAGACAGTCCCGGCTGACGACATGCAGACTGTTGCGCTTATCTCGCATGTGAGGATTTTATCATGGCTTCAACAACCTTCTCTGGTCCAGTTACCTCGACCAATGGCTTCATCGGCGCGCTTACAGGCAACGTAACAGGCAACGTAACAGGCAACGTAACGGGCAATATTGCCGGAACGGGCCGCATCACGCACGCCACGACCGCTGCAATCAACGCTACTGCAACAGCGACCGCAGCTGAGGTAGCAACCGGCTACATCACCTCAACATCCGCAGCCGCAACAGCCATCACGCTTCCCACAGGCACCTTGCTGGGTGCAGCTCTAGGCGCGTCTAAAGGTACAGTTTTCGACCTCTACGTCGACAATACTGGTGGTGCAAGCACAGTGACCATTGTTGTTGCCGTAAATGGCATCCTGTCTAGCGCCGCCGCCGACACTCCCGGCAGCTTCGGCGACTTGACTATCGCCGCTGGCGTAACTGGTCTCGCGCGCTACACTCTCATGTTCTCCAGCGCAACGGCTTACGTGTTCTCACGTACTGCCTAATTAGTGAGGGCTTCGGCCCTCATTTTCACAGGAGATAAACATGGCTGATGCAGTAACGTCGCAAACAATCCTTGACGGTGAAAGGCTGTTCATCGCCAAATTTACTAACATTTCAGACGGCACTGGTGAAACAGCCGTCGTGAAGATTGACGTTTCCACGCTTGCTCCGAATTCCTTCAATTTGGCCTGCAACGGCGTGAAGCTGAACAAAATCTACGCGACAACCCACGGCATGGAAGTCCGCATCCTTTGGGACGCCACCACTGATGTGTTCGCGTGGCAAATCCCCCAAAATACGAACTACCTGATGGACCTCTCGTCTTTCGGCGGCATCCCAAACAATGCCAGCACAGGTGTGACAGGTGATGTGCTATTCACCACCGCAGATGCCTCAGCAGGCGATATGTACACCATCGTTCTTGAGTGCATCAAAACTTATGCAACCGCTTGAGGTAAGATCATGACCGTAGGAAAAGTTAAAGATTTCACCTTTACTTCCGACAAAAGCGCCGGGATGAAAGATGGCGGCAAGTACCCCAGCCGCAAGGCGATGGTCAAGCGCGAGTCCATGGAAACTCCGCGCATGATGCGCGACGAAATGGTTAAGCGTCAGACTGTTAAGGCTCCTGCAGCCCCTATGGGGATGCTGCGCAATCGCGGCGCTCTTGGTGTAATGGGCAACAAGAACCCCGGCGAGACGATGCGCAACACCGCACCGGCATTGCCGAATGAAATGACGATGATGAACAAGGGCGGCCATGCAAAGATGAACATGGGCGGCAAGATGATGAAGGATGACGGCTATTCAAAAATGAACATGGGCGGCCAGATGACTAAGAAGTCTCGCGGTGGCGTCCCTGCTCATTCTTCCAAGCCGATGTTTGAGAAGAAATCTAAGGGTGGTATGGCTAAGGGAAGCTGCTAACCCCAACACCAACCCGGAGTCAGCATGGCCTATTCTGACAGCATCGGTAATACGACGTTTAACGCGCTGAAGGTGGTTGACCACGCCTTCAGACGCTGTCGTTTACCGGCTCAAGCAATCACAGCCGAGATGCAATCCTACGCGCTTGATTCTCTGTATTTGCTCCTGTCAGAAATGGCAAACATCAAGACTCCGAGTTGGTGCATTGAGAAGCTGATCCTTCCGATGTACCAGAACCAGCCGATCGTAGAGCTTCCTCTGGGCACGGTCGATGTTCTAAACCTCAACTACCGGACGCTCCAGCCTGTGACTGGGACAGTAGTCTCAACATCGACGGTCTACACAGTTTCCTTCTCCTCTCAGACGGTGGTCGATACTGTTGGGATTGAGTGGTCAGCAGTCTCTGTCCCGGTCACATTTCAGGTCAGCACCAACGGGACTGTCTGGGTCACGGTCGGGACTTCGTCTGTCGTCGCGGCGGCGGGCGAGATCACTTGGACCGATATCTCCGGCGCGCTTGCCTATCCTTACTTCCGCATTACATCGGCCAGCCCGATCAATTATGCAGTGATTTCTCTCGGCAACATGCCCAACGAGATCCCTCTCGGGCAGTTGAACCGCGACAACTACGTCAACCAGAGCAACAAGGTTTTCCCCGGTCGACCGAGCAACTTCTACTACCAGAGGGATTTGCCGGTTCCGGTTGTCTACATATGGCCTGCGCCCTTCCCTGCGGCTGAACAAGCCCAGCTGATCCTTTGGCGCCATCGCCAGATCATGGACACTCAAAACCTGCAGCAGGATGTCGAGGTTCCGCAACGCTGGCTTCAGGCGATCGTCGACGGTCTCGCCGCAAAAGTCGCTGCGGAAACTGCCGCTGTTGACATCAACCTAATACCCGCCCTTGAGCAGCGCCAAGCCATCAGCATGCAGCGCGCATGGGACGGAGACAATGACGGTTCGCCAATTCAGATTAACCCTGGAATTGGAGTTTATACCCGATGAGCAATGCTTTATATCTTGATCCGACAGGCCAATCGACCTATGGCATCGGGATATGTGCGCGCTGTTCTCGCAAGATGTTTCTGTCTGCGCTTTCGCCTGATCCGAACTATCCGGGTCTGATGGTTTGCGAGGCGGACAAAGATCAGTACGATCCCTACAGGCTTGCTCCCCGGCCTCCGGATCAGATCGTTCTTCCGTTTGTTCGGCCCGACACTCCGATAAACACGCATCCGGCTGGGGTGATTCAAGAAGCTGGAGATGAGTTTATTATTACCGAAGATGGCAACGGGTATCTGGAGTTTTAAATGGTTGACGTCCCCAGCAATTTAATCCCGACACGCCTGACCCAGCTGCCCATCGCGCCGGTTGCCGACGAAAACAGCTTGATGATGATTGTCTACCAGGGCAACAATTATCAAATCCGTGTCGGTGATCTGTTGTCTGTTGCTGGCGTCCCGAACACGACGCAAGTCATTGCCGGAACGGGCATGACGGGCGGCGGCCAATTGACCGGCAACGTCACCCTCAGCATCGCAAACGGCGGTGTGGGGACGACGCAGCTTGCGTCTAGCGGCGTTACGCCCGGAACGTACGGGACTGCTACTGACATCCCGGTTTTTACGGTTGATGCGACTGGCCGCGTAATGGCGGCAACGTCTATCCCGGCGACCATATCTGGCTATGTCCCGACCACGACTCAGGTCATTGCAGGAGCCGGTCTGAGCGGCGGCGGAGCGTTGAGCGCCAATGTCACCCTGACGGCCAATCTGTCCAGTGCGACGCCGCAGTCTGGGTTCCAAACAGGATCCGCTGGCTCATCGACCAACATCTCGCGCGCCGACCACAAGCATCCCGCAGTCAATCTGGCGGTAGACGACGAGGTCGACGGGATATTAGGTCTGAGCAATGGTGGCACTGCTCGCAGCCTCGTTGCTGCTGCTGGCGCCATTGTATGGTCTGGCGCTGACGGCTTGTACATCGGGCCTGTCGGGCTTGCTGGCCAAGTTCTGGTCTCTGGCGGTGCTGGGGCTCCTACGTGGGGCTCTGCGCTATTGGTAGTGGATCAGCCCGCCAATGTGGTCTACGCCGGGCCTACTGCTGGCGCTGCCGCTCCTACAGCTTTCCGTTCATTGGTCAATGCCGACCTTCCGGCTTCTGGCGTTGCGGCAAACACCTACGGCTCTTCCTCTGCTATTCCAGTGATCACGGTAAACGCGAAGGGCGTGGTTACCAGCGCCACAACTGCGGGCTTCACTAGCGTCACTTCGGTCGCGACAGGCACCGGCCTCACGGGCGGCCCAATTACTTCTACCGGCACGATCTCTCTTGCTGACACGGCGGTAACGCCCGGAGCTTATACAAATGCGAATGTGACGGTTGACCAGCAGGGCCGAATTACTTTGGCTTCGAGCGGCGCCGCTGGTGGTGTAACGACATTTAGCTCGGGCACTACTGGGTTTACGCCTAGCACCGCAACTTCTGGTGCGATCACCTTGGCGGGGACTTTAGTAATTTCCAACGGTGGTACAGGTCAGACCACTGCTCAAGCGGCCATGAACGCTTTTGCGGGTGCGGTCACAAGCGGATCTTACTTACGAGGCAACGGCACAAATGTGGTGATGAACACCATACAAGTCGCCGATGTGCCTACCTTGAACCAAAACACAACTGGCACAGCAGCTGGGTTGTCTGCAACTTTGGCGATCGCCTCCGGTGGTACAGGCCAGACAACAGCTTCAACAGCTTTCAACGCTTTGTCGCCTATCACCACGACTGGTGACTTGATAATTGGAACTGGTGTCAACACGGCAAGCCGGTTGGCGATTGGTTTAAATGGATACTTACTCACCTCTGACGGGACTACGGCGTCATGGGCGGCAGCGCCTGCCGGTGGTGTCACAACTTTCAGCGCGGGCACTACGGGCCTGACACCTTCAAGCGCAACTAGTGGCGCCGTAACGCTCGCCGGAACACTGGCTGTAGCGAACGGCGGCACGAACTCAACCGCCGCGCCTACAGCAGGGGGTGCGGCTTATGGGACTGGGACCGCTTATGCGTTCACTACAGCAGGAACTGCAGGTCAAGTCTTGACGTCTGCAGGCGCCGGTGCGCCTGTATTTGGCGGTATCTCTGGGGGGACATTCTGATGATCGAAGAACTGATCGACAAGACCTTCAAGCTCCGGGATGCAGCCCACATTGCTCACTGGAAGACGAAATCTTACTCGGAGCACAAAGCCCTCGGTCACTTTTACGAAGACGTCATCGACGATCTTGATAAGTTGATCGAGGCTTATCAAGGTGTGTTCGGCATCGTCGAAAAGATTGAGGGCGAAAAGAAAGATGTTGCCTCCGAAATAAAAGACCAGATACTTTGGATTAACGAAAATAGAAGCAACATCGCGGGTAACATTCCTGCTCTTGAGAACATCGTCGACGAGCTCACGGCTCTTCACATGACCACGCTCTACAAACTTGAAAATCTGAGGTAGGATTATGGCACAGTCAGGATTTACCCCAATCCAACTCTACCGCACAACGACAGCCGCAGCTGTGCCTTTGGCAGCGGATCTTGCGCAAGGTGAGCTCGCGATCAACATCAATGACGCGGATATGGCTCTCTACGCCGAGAACGCATCTGGCACCGTCAAGCGCCTAATCAACAATCCAGCGGGGCTGAAGTATCCGACAGCCGATGGAACCGCGAATCAGATCATCAAAACTGACGGCTCTGGGAACCTATCTTTCGCAACGTCAACGGGTGCAACCAAAGGCCAAGCAGTCGCTTTCTCTATCATCTTCGGTTTGTAAGGAGCTGTCATGGCCAACCCAAACATTGTTAACGTAACATCCATCCTCGGAACAACGACCTACCTGACGCCGAGTTCCACATCTGCTGTGGTGCTGCTGCCTAATGCTGCGTCTTCTGGCACGGTCTTCAAGATCAACCAGATTGTCGCGGCCAACGTCAACGGCACGTCTGCGGTGGACACCACAGTGTCGATCTACAGCAACGGCGCTGTGGCACAGGGTTCGGCTCCGTCAGGTGGAACGGCATATCCGGTTGTCTCGACGGTCTCAGTACCGGCTGACGCATCGCTGATCGTGACCGACAAGACGACCGCCATCTACCTGATGGAAGGCACGTCGATCACCGTCACCAGCGGCACGGCGTCGGGCATCACTTACACGATCAGCTACGAAGTCATCACCTCGTAAGGAATTGCCATGTCCAGACGATACAAGGGCGGCGTGATAAGCGCGACTGCGCCGACGACAAGCAAGTCCTTGGCTACAGGTGTTTGGACATTGCCGCAACAGATGGTGGCACAGGCTGCGGGTACGTGGCCTACGCAGCCGTTTGATTTTCTCTTGAACCTGTATCCGGGAGGCCCAACTAGCCTTGCTGTATCGTCTAGCAATGGAGCATTTTACTTTGCTTCTAGCAGTCACTCAGATGGGTTCTCTAGGGTTGCGAAATATAATGTTCAAGGTGCTATCCAATGGCAGAAAAGGTACGTCGGCTCTGGCTGCTCTTCTTTCGACATCTCGGGACTTTTTATAAATAGTTCTGAGGAGTTGATAGCTGCTTCGCGTGTATCCCCTGTAATCCTCCAAGTTCAAAAAATCAATAGTTCTACCGGAGCTGTTATTTTCACAAAGCAAATAAATTTTAGTGGAGGCTGTAAC